TTTGTCCTTTACCCATCCACACCCGGCGGTCTGTTCCTACCCATAGCGCCATGCCGTGCATGTGAGCGAGCGTGCGACGTTCTGCGAGACCGACTTCAATCAGCGAGTTGGTGAAGTTGGTAAATTTGAAATCAACCGCCCCACCTTGGTCATACCACATTTCGATAGACCGCGCACCGAACGGCCAGAACATCCGGCCAAGCGTTACTACGTCCAACAATTCGTCCGCTCTGGCTTCAGCCGTAGCAAATGCGTTGGGATCGACCGTGGCCGGTGCCAATGCTTCGGACGAATACATTTTGTCGGACTGATTAGCGAACTCGTCGGACGCGCCAGCCCACACCGTGAAGCCGTCCAGAACGCAGACTGACGATGGATCAAACTCAAGTGTTGTCGCGAAGTCAGCATCGACAACGCCACCCGCTACTGTTGCCGTATAACCGGTGCCGCCCGGATTGGTATGACTTCGCGTCAACGCACCTGCCTTGCCATTTGAAGCGATGACCAAAGCAGTACGATCTTCGTCCATTCGAATGATAGGGTTGTCTGGATTGACAGCTACTGTGCCAGCCAGAACAGGCGTACCGATATCTACGCTGTGATAAATCTCACCGTTTTCATGACCAGACCACATCGTATCGACTGCGTGGCATAGCACGATGCAAGGACTATCAGTTGGCTTGCAGACTTCTGTGAGACCGGGAGAGCCAACGAGGCGAACTTTTGCCAGCCTCTGTTCTTCCTGTTTACGTATGACGACGCGGCAGTTAACAAGCTTCGACGCGCCCTGATCCTGATTAAGAGGGTCCGCAAAAGAGCCAAATATGTCTAGCGCCCCCATCTGCTAACTCCGCACAAATCGAAGCCACTGCTGTCCTTTAGACCAGTCGCGCCAACGACGGTCTGTCGCTTCGCTGTCAGCCAGTATCGCGGCGACGGCTTGAGGGTTGCGGCCATACGTTCCCATGACCCGCCTGCCCAGCATCAACGTTACATCGTGGATACCTTCCGGCGGAAGATTTACTTCGTCACTTCCATCCGCTGCGGTTATGGGATTTATACGACCGCCATATTCGATCAAGCACTTGGTAGCAGAGCGCGGCGGCTGCCACGCAGTAATGCGGATAGACCCATCTACTTGCCGCTCTTGATGCCATTTGGTGATGATGCCGGGATACGTGGTACGAACGCAATCGGCAATCGGTGCCTGCCGCGTCTCGCGGTTTACAAGCGGGCTGATGTCGTTGCACCAGATGGCCTTGATGGCTACCGCGTCAAGCTGTACGGGATATGCAGTTTTCGCGGTACCAACCACAAAACTGTAGATCGTACCTTGAGAACCGGCCGGGACCATCGCTAGTGCGCGGTTCATCAGATACTGCGAAGCACCGTCTACATGCTCGCTGCGAAGCATGTCATTCAGCACTATGACGTTGTTGGCTATGTCTACAGGATCAGCGTGTTCTGTCTGATCCAGAATGCCGTACAGATGCATTGCATTTTCGATGACCGAAGCAGCGGTTGTCATTAGACACCTTTAATAACAGCCCACGGTGGGGTCCATCCGGCATCAAGTTTTATTTCTGTAAGCTGTTCGTTCGCATCAGGCGGTTCTTCCGTGCGTACTGAGTTGGACGGAACGAAAGTGCCGTCATAGTCAGCGGTACGGATAAACGTTGTGCTGGCGCGGTCCTGATTTTGATTTAGCTCTCGCTGGTAGTCAACGAAGCTGGCAGAGCCGCGCATACTTACTGGCGGGATCATGTAGCTTTGCAGCCGCACGCTGTCATCCGGTGCCATCTTCATTTTGTTGGTTGACCAGATGTCATCCAGCCCCCAGCGTGCAGGCAGCGGTTCTGGCGGTGGGTCTACCGACCGGTCTGGATAGACTTGGAAATCATAAACCGGCGGCCATGGGTCTAAGCATGGCTTCACCGGTCTCCCGCTTGATGAAGTACAAACTAGCAAACCAGTCAGGCGTTCGCGGGCGAGCGTGTTGTAGCGGACACGCGCGCCGCACCGGCTACAAGCACCCCAAACTTCGAACTGCCCGAATTTTGGTTTCTCTTCATGCAACTAGGTTGCTCCGGGGGATACGTATACGGAGCGCCAGTCAATGATGGATGCTGAACAGCGGAACCAGATCGCAATCAGCGAAGCCTGATTGGACCAGTTGCTATCTTCGCGCGTTTCAAGACCGGAGCGTTCCCAGAACGTAAAGCCTTCGCCATTGTCCAAATTCTGGATGCTGGTTTGAATAAAGTAGTCGTCCTTCGAAACCAGATACGGGGTCTCGATCACTTCAGGCAGAGCGCCGGTTGCCCGCAACACGTTTATGTTGTTGGTCTGCGCATTCCATTGCAGGGGGGAACCAAGGATGCGCCGGGTTTCCGGCCCGCTCTCTGGGGATAGGATAACGCACTTCGGAAGCACGTTAATAAGAAAGCCGCGACCGTTACGAGTATAGCCGATCTGGATCACGGCATTTTCGAAAGCGAGTTCTGAAACGTTGGCTGACACTAGAAGGTTGGACTGCAATCCAGAAGCCGTAGGGTGAGAAGCAGAACCAAGAGGCACACCGTCAGCACGTATGCCGTTAACAGCATCGACTGCCACTTGAAGGGGAGCATGTGCGATGTACTCTTCAGTCTGTCGCGCGGAGTACGCCAGTTCTTTCATCATGCGCGAAGCAACATCTTCGTAGAGATTGTCGTCTTTAGCTTCGCGGGAAATAGCAACGCCAAGCCCGTAGCTGGCGTGAGTTACCTGAGTGCGATAGCCTTCATTCGGGAAATCGAACTGAACCGGTTCAAGTTCTGGCTGCTGCATTGCAAGGCCAAGCCCCGCGCGTTCAGTCATAAATTCTTCGAAGGCTTTTTCAGATGATTTGCTATCGAAGAAGCTTGTGTAGATTGGCGCAAGCCGGTCGTAGTCCATACCAAACAAAGCGTGAAGGCCGGGCCAATACTGTGAAGGTTGAAGACTGCGATCAATGACTTGCATCAGGGCGGTTCCTTTGAGCTGGCCCGGACGGGCGTGCAAGGTACCACTACCATATTTAGGTGGTTCCTGTAAAATAGTCCTTGACATTGTATACGTTAAATCGAGGATGCCTCCCCATGGAGTTTCAAAGCCCAAAGCTGAAGCTGGACATAGAGGCACCCGAAGATATCGGAAACCTTGCAGAAAAATTGGACGAAAGCGATTGCAGAGAAATCGCTGACCACGTTATCGAACTGGTAAAAATCGATGAACGGTCAATGGCTGAGTGGCTTGGCAAAGCCAATGGCTACCTTGATGAAGTCGATAAAGACGGTAACGAAAGACTGGTAAGTGCCGGTGAACAAACCGGTGCCGGTGAAGATCAAATCCCGCCTTCCACGTCGCTGATACTATCGTCGGTCATCCAAGCTACCGCGCGCATTACAGGTGCGCTGCTGTCAGAACCGGATTTGGTAAAGGCATCTGAACCCGGTGGCGAACCGTTAGCCAATTGGGTTTGCTCGCAGCTTCGTACTGTCGATCCTGATTGGGTTACCGATACCGACCCGCTAATTTTGCACATGACCGTGACCGGTCTTGGCTGGCGCAAACGCTGGTTTGACCAGCACGAAGCAGAATTTCGCAGCGCGTTCCTCAACATCAACGAAGTCATCGTGAATGCCGACGCGAAGACATTGGATCGCGTGCCGCGCATTACCCATAAAATCCAGAAGTACCCCTACGAAATCAAACGTTCAATCGAAATGGGGCACTGGATCGACTACGAACCGAACTTCGATGATGTTGATCCGCAAGAACTTCAGGATTTCTACGAAGTTGATATGTGGCTAGACATGGATGGTGACGAATACGATGAACCATACACGGTCACGATAAATCTTGAAGACGTACCTTGTGTTGTCAAATGCGTTCCTCGCTGGACTGAAAAGACGATCATCAGCACAAAAGACTATCTGGTTTTCCGTCCAGTCCGACGTTACTACGCCTACAAAATGATACCGGACCCCAAGGGTTCGTTCTTTCCGCGCGGCTTTGGTTGGCTACTCAGCAAGACAGAACACTCTGCTGACCGCCTGCTAGCATCCATTGATGATACCGCGAAGCTGTCATCTGAAAACGGCGGCATCGCCGGGGTTGGTGGCATTGGTTTGCCTGACAAGATCGAACTCAAGGGAAACCGTCTGACGACCATCAATACCGATGGTCGTCCTATCAACGACGTGGTTTCGTTCTTTCCTACCAAGCAAGTTACGCCGGGGATGTTTCAGTCACTCGACAAGATGCTGACGTTGGGCGACCGTCTGGCTGGTACCCTGAACTTGCTTGAGAACGCACCAGCTTCGATGACGGCTACGCTGGCGAAAGGCATCATCGACAATGGCGCGCAGCAGCACAGTGCGGTTCACCGTCGCATCATTGGCAGCATGACGGAAGAGGTACGTGCTTTTGCCCGTATGGCTAACGCCATGGACGTTCTGCCAAAAGAGATAGATGCCAAAGGCGTCATTGAAATTACTGCCGATCCAAACATGGCAACGGAATTACATCGTGGCGCGACGGCGCAAGCCTATCATGACATGCTGCAAATGCCGATGATATTCAATCCTTACGAAGTCGGATTGCGGTTCGCCCAGATCATGCGTTTTCCAAACCCGGAAAAGCTAATGGCGAAGCCGCCACCGACGCCTGAAGCTACGCCGCAAGAACACGTAGAAATGCAATTGAATATGGAAAAAGAAAAGACCAACCGTATCAAGGCGAATGCGCAGGCGGCACTGCAATTCTCGCAAGCTGTCAAGGCGCTGGCAGAAGCTGCACAAGCTCCCGGCAATATCGATTTGATGCAGTTGCAGATCGCACAACTCGAAAAGACAATGGAAGCATTGAACAATGACACGAATAGTCTCGGAACACCAAGCGCAGGAATGGCTGGACCACCCGGTCAGCCTCAACCTCAAGCAAGTCCTCAAACAACGCCGGGACCGTCTAGTGCTGGAACTCCTTTCGGGCCGCCCGGCGGACCCAATCCGGCAGGGGCAGGCGGTAGCCCTCCAATGGGTGCTCCAATTGTTGGACCGGCCCCCAGCAGTCTTAATGGAGGAACTGCACAAACTCAGCCAGCAGGACCGCCCGGTCCAGCAGAACCCCCAGCCGAACCAACAGGAATATAAGCAATGAGTGTTTACGGTTTTGAAATTCCGCATCACAAGGTTAAGCCAGC